ATGTCGTACTTCCTGTCCCTACGGCAACACTATCGACTTTATTAGTGTCGATATTATACCCACTAGGCAATGCTATCGACCCTACATCACCAATTACTGTGCCAGAAGTGGCTTTGCCGTAAATAACCATGTATGCGCCGTCTCGAAACCAATAAGCCTCAATACTAGTAACGGAACCAAGTCCTGCACCAAACGAGGGAGTATATGGCTCTGTTTTTTCACTAGCATAAATATCCGTAGGGGTGAGGGGATTAACTTTAGCTTCAATATCATCTAGTAATAAGATCGCACCAGAGTTACCAGTTTGCACCTGAAACCCATACTGAATACTATCAGTTGTACTTTCTGTATTAAAGAATGCACTATGCTGTAACGCCTTTGTAGAAGACCGTACTGGTACAGCTATCAACACCTTAGCATTAGTTACATCATACACAATAAAGTCAATCTCATTATCATTACCATCATAAGTAGTATAGAAATCTAAACCAATAAATGATTCTTTCTGTTTCTTATCTAAAGTAACAACAGGAAATCCTACATAATCCATCGCAGAACTTACATTCTGTACAAACTTGATTGATCTAGTACCAGCAATCTGAGTAGTCTCATCATTTGATACTGTACCATTAAGCGCACCACCACCCAAGAAAGCAGCATTGTTACCTGATACTACATCAGCAGCCTCAGTTTCCTCGAAGTTTTCCGTATGGAACACAGCAAGTCCACCACCACCTGCACCAGAACCAAAAGGAACTAGGGCATTGTCTTGAACATAGTAATACTTACCTTCATCTGTTGCAAAGGCTACAGCACCGTTAGCTGCCGTTAGCATGAATGTTTCAAGGTTTAGCTTAGTATCTCTCTCAGTGTGAGCTGTTTCATTCTCAGCCTCGTGAGTAGTGAGTGCAGAAGCCTCAGCTTTTAATGCAATAGCAGAAGTATTAGTATCAATATCAGTAGCATTAGTTACAATATCCGCAGCATTAGTTACAATATCAGCAGCATTAGTTACAATATCAGCAGCATTAGTTACCGTAGCAGCTTCAATCGCAGCAATCTTTGCTAACTCTGATGCATCAATAACCAAGTCAAATGACAAAGCATCAAATACAGCAGGGGCATCCACTACGTCTACATTGGCACGATATAAGTCGCCACCGTTGAATACTAGTCTACCTAGTCTGTATGTATCGCCCTCTGTGTAATCAGGTGTAACAACATTGGCAAGAACAGTATTAAGTGTAGCGGCTGAGGTCAGTGTGTTAGGTTCAGCAACATTAGCTAGAACCGCACCAGACATGTCGATACTTCCTGTAACTGGGTTGAATTGGATGTTACCTAGTTCAGATGTATCATATACTTCTTGAATTAAGTAAAATGACTGATTAGCCTGTAGGTCTAAATCAGCTTCTGTTAAGTTAGCACCATCTCTAAAGTCTACAAGTCTAGTGCTTAACTGAGTCCTTCTCCTGATAGTCATACCGACATCAGACAAAGTACCATATAATGCATTAAGTTTATCTACACCTACTGTAGTAAGTTGAATTAAGTAATCAGAAGTAAATTCATAATCAGCAACATCTAATATAGTTTCTGATTCTACTTCAATTTCAAAATCTTCCTGACTAAGGTATGGAAAACTAAATGTATAAACATCGGTTGTGACGAACGGTAGGGTAACTGAATACCCCACTATCGTTGTCGCACCTGTAATATTTACTGGTGTATTAGCCATATAATCTCCTTATTTTTCATCGTCAATAAAATTAAAAATCTGCTGTGCACCAATTTGCCTATATACTGGTGACACCTTTAATAACTGCATGCCTGAGCCTTTGAAATCGCCTTGTACAGCTTTCTCAACTCCTTGGTATGCACCACCAATGGCTTGACCAGTAGGTGTAGTTGCAAGGTTAAAGAAGTTCTTAGAACGTCCAACAGATGATGCTTTCTCGAATATAGGATCATACCCAAAGAAACCACTCATTGAGTCACCAATAGTAGGTAAGTTACCAGCCACTGATGATCTACTGAATCCAATAGCAGCAGCTTTTATAAGACCTTCATCAAATAAATCTACTTCTTTGTCTCCACCTGCACGTTGAATACCTTGGCGTAATGAAACACTTAGCATCCCTAGGGAAGTTCCCCAGAATATCTTTTGTCCTGCTTTAATCATTTCAGAATGATCCCCTCTATTACTAGAGATAGCAGCGTTAGCAACAGTAGCTCCGAATACTTTGGTTGTAGCGTTAACAGTAAATGATCTAAATTGATTTAGAATCTGACCTACTGTACTTGATTGCCATAAAGCCATCGTAGTCGCATCTGGGTTTACCATAATGTGATTAGATTGCATCTGTATAGCATCACCGAATGCATGAGCTGTGTTATTATCCCACTTCTCAAGATTCAATTTAACTAATCTACCGCTGTCGTCGAATGTAGCAAACTGCTTCATACTCTTCTGAATATTATTATATGTTTTATTAGGTATAAACTTACCGAGAGAATCAACAGAACCAAACCCAGAATTCTCTAGAACTCTGTTTGTAACCCCATTACTTCCAAAGAAAGCTGATAGAATACCACCTGACTCTGTACCATTGAAATGATTACCCCACTTAATAGCTAGAGCATTAGCAGTAATTCTTCTACCAACTTTCTCTATTCCACCAAAAGGAGCCTGTGCTGTCCTACCTAGAACATCCACACCTTTCTCTACTGCACCTAAAGCCCCATCCTCGAACACTCTGGTGGACTTAGATAAGCCCTTAGAGGAGAAAGAAAAGTCTTCCATGCCCACACCAGTAATAGTTCTCAACTCGTCATAGAGTCTTCCTACATATTTCTCTGGGTTGTCTAAGAATAGATCATTAAAATGGTTTCTCATGTACCTGCTCATTTCACCTAGTGTAGTTGATACACCAGCCTCAACGAAAGTTCCACCTAGTTCTGCAATAGAAGAGATACCAGTATACTGCATAAGTCTAGCAAAGTTATATTTCTTTACTAATCTTAAGAAGTCAGTAGCTGTATCGTCAGGAAGATCATGTAGACCTACCATACCACCATGCTTAAAAGACATCAAGTCTTGCCTCATTGCGTCCTCAATGAACTTAGCTTTTGACTGTGGGTCTTTTACACCCTTAGCCGCTAGTCTCTTGATTTCATCCTGAACCGCATCAGTAACCCATTCATCTAATGTATCTAGGTTCTTAATTCCATGTTCAGCCGCAGCAATCCTTGCTGACATTCTTGCTGTGTATCTCTTCTGAGTGCTGATAACATTATCCTCAAATAGATCAGCTAGTGATTTACCATTAGCCATCTTTTGTGTTACGTCCATCTGTACTCTATTAGCGAGATCACCTGCATCAGACTTAGCCTTAAGCATCTTTAATCTTTCTATTTCAGTTCTTATTGTTTTAGCTTCCATACCTTCTGATTTGCTCAGTAGCTTCTCTAGTAGCTTCATATGGTCTGACTGTAGCCCATCAATAGATGTGATATCAGCATTCCGTATTCCGAATGAGAATTTCCTAGCATGTTTCATAAGTGAAGCATCGTCGATGTTTTTAATACCGAGTTTCTCTGCATGACTCTTCATAGCTCTAAAGACAGTCTCTTGTAAATCCTCTTGATCTACTGCTCTTGCCTTTCTAAAGTCCCATGATCTATGGAACCAACCATCAGTCGCATCAAAGTCTACGCCCTCAACACCTAGCTCTTTAGCTCTATCAATAATTTTCTTATTGAGTTTGTTGAAGTCGTCATAGAATTCATCAGCAAAACCAGCAATCTCGTCACCGTATTTAGCCCTGAATGCACCAGAGTCCATTAGTAGTCTATCCTTTAAGATAGGTTCAACTGTTAGTTCATAATCATCAGGAGATAGAAACCCCTTTAGTTTTGTACCAGCAGCAGAATTATTTATCTTGTCATAGATTCTACTTCCATGTGTGTGATACATATTCATAAGATCACCACCAAAGATATTTGCATATTTCTGTTGTGACTCAATAGCTCTGATCTTAGACATACCTTGTCTTCCCATGCCATCTGGTGCCATGAAGTTATAGAATGCAGCTACTCTAGGATTCTCAGAAGAAACAAGATTACCCTTGTTAAATAAGAATCTAGAAATAGGACCATCAGTGCTTGCTAAGTAGTTAAGTTTGTCTCCAACCTGTAGCTTACCTAGTATAGGCATCTCATCAAGCTTCTTAACAACACCACTACCCGCTGCATACTTAAGTGTCTCATTCATATTCAGTCGTCTATTCTCAGCCATTTCTCTTAGCTGTGATCTAGCTACAGTCTCATATGCTTTCTCACCTTCTAATACAAACTCTGGATCAATATTTGGTTGATCTAGTCCTAAGAACTTACGAGTCTTATTAAGTGAGTTAACCATTTCCTCTGGTATGCCAATCTCTTTTGCAATTTGTTTAACAGTAAACTCTGGATTAACACTGGAAGATAATTTAGGATGGCTGCCTCGTGCAAGCATATCTAATTCATTAGGCAAGTTCTTATCAAACTTTGTAACCTGTCTTGATATCTTCTGTTTCATTCCTTTGAACTTTTTAATCTCAGCCTTGTCTACTGAATTCTTTATCTTTGAATCTAATAGTTCCATTCTCCTTAATAGAGAAG